AAGATTTCTACTTGTGCCTGCAAGGGCGGATTCTCGTCGAACTGTCGGAAATGTCGTCTTTCGAGCGCGCGAGCGTCGAAAAAGTAAAGGCCGTCATCACCAACCGCGTAGACACGTTCCGCTCGCCCTACGACATGCTGCCAGCAGACTATCCGCGTCAGTGCGTCTTCACCTGCTCGACCAACCGCGACGACTGGAACAAGTCCGATACCGGCGCGCGCCGCTTCTGGCGCGTACGGACCGGCAAGATCGATCTCGATTGGATGCGCGCCAACCGCGAGCAATGCTTCGCCGAAGCGGTCGCCCGGGTGTTGCGCAATGAGCCGCACTGGGACGTGCCTCAAGACGTTGCCACCGCTCTCAATGAGGATGCCAGGATCACCGATCCATGGACCGAACGCGTGCTGAACTACGCGATGCAACGGTCATTCGTGCGGCCCGAGGAAATGCTCGGTAACCAGCTTTTGGAACTGACCACGGACAAGCAGGATGATAGAGCCGTTTCCCGCGTGCGCTCGATCCTGCGCCGCGCCGGGTTCGTCAGCACCGTCAAGTGGGAGAACGGTCGGTCCATCCGCGTATGGCGTCCAAGCCGGATCAGTGCCGCCGACGAGCCCGTCGAACAGAAGTACCGAAGCAAAAGGTCGGCACCTGTCATCCCTGACGCCGACCTGGATTTCGACCCCGAGGTAGAGTTATGACGCGGGCTCAGTCGGTTTGTCAGGAACCGACTTGTACAGCTCCCGCGCCATGATCGCGCGCACCGTGCGCTTGCTGATGCCGTAGGCTTTCGCCAGCTCGTCATCGCTTGGCGTACGGCTGCGCGCTTCTCCGACCGCACGGATTGCGCGCACCTGGTCGTCTGTCAGTTTCCCCTTTTTTCTCATTCGTAATCCCTCGGCCTGACGCTCTTGCCCACGCGGTAGTCCACCTGCGGCCACCGCGACGGCGGGATGTGCGCAAACAGGCGATGACGGATGCGGCGCACGTAGCGCCGCGCCAGCCACCACGTCATCCATGAGGCCGTCAGTGCCGCCGTGCCAACGACAATCGACAGCGCGAAGAGCCAAGCGTAGTCGGTCATGCTTCCTCCACCGGCGACCACGCGCCGTCGGTTAGCAGCTTGCGCAGGCGGGCGGTCTGCCACGCCTCTTCGGCGGCCTTTGCGGTGGCCCCTGCGGCCCCTGCGGCCCTTAAGGCGGCTCTTGCGGCGGCTCTTGCGGCGGCCCCTGCTGCTCCTGCTGCCCCTGCGGAGTCCGCAGCGGCCCTTACGGCGTCCCATACGGCGTCCCATGCGGTTGCCAATTCCGCATCGATCGCCCACCCCATGTCTTGCCGCCTCGCCACGCGCAACGCCCTGCTGATGCGCTTGTCCGTGAGCAGGTGCGCTACCCGCTCCGCACAGTCAACCGCATAGTGACGCCACAGCGCATCGTGCTCAGGCACGGTTCGCAAGCACCACAGCGCATCATCCAGCCCGCAGACATCGAGCACCGTCAGTAACGACAACGGTTCGTCATCCGCCCGCGTCTTGCCGAGATGCGATAGCAGCTTCTGCCACCCCTCAGCGCATGGCTTGTGTGCGCGAATTTTGTTCAGCGTGGTGTAGATCATCCTTGCCCCTCCGCGAGCACGTAGCGCAGGATGCGGTGTTCGCAAAGCCGCATCATGTTTACAGCTTCCATAGGGCGGTAAACGCCAGACGCACCTACCTCATTATCCTGAACGAACTGCACCATCTCGATCTCCCTCGGCGGATCGGCGTACTTCGGCTCGGGCGGGGTGTTGACGAGGTCGAGATCGCTCTGGCCGTATCTGGACCACTGACCTGAGACGGTCCACTCGGCTATGCGGCGACCCCAGCACGCATCTTCATACCAGCCGTGAATAGGATACTCCCCACCGTTGTCGGTCGAATAAATACCTGCCTTCAATCCATTGCGGCAGCGAACGGGCTTTGTTGGATCGAAAGTGTCGGTCATGTCCTGTCTCCTACTCGTAGTCCCTCGGTCTGACGCTCTTGCCCACGCGGTAGTCCACCTGCGGCCACCGCGACGGCGGGATGTGCGCAAACAGGCGATGACGGATGCGGCGCACGTAGCGCCGCGCCAGCCACCACGTCATCCATGAGGCCGTCAGTGCCGCCGTGCCAACGACAATCGACAGCGCGAAGAGCCAAGCGTAGTCGGTCATGCTTCCTCCACCGGCGACCACGCGCCGTCGGTTAGCAGCTTGCGCAGGCGGGCGGTCTGCCATGCCTTTTCGGCGGCTCTTGCGACTTTCTCTTTGGAAAATGCGTTTTTTGCACCGGCCCGTCGCGCGGCTTCTATGGCTTCCCATACAGCGGCTTCTGAAGCGGACCATACGGCTTCTACAGCGTCCCTCGAAGCGTTTTTTGCAGCGGCCCGTCGCGCGGCTTCTTCTGCCGCGCCTTTGGCCTCTGCGATTGACTTTTGGGCTTTTCCTGCATCTGCCCATGCATCAGCCATCTCAGCATCCGTCGCCTGCCCCATGGCGTACCGGCGCGCCACGCGCAGCGCCTCGCGGCTGCGCTCGTCGGTCAGCAGGTGCGCAAACCGCTCCGCACAGTCAACCGCGTAGTGACGCCACAGCACATCGTGCTCAGGCATTGCGCGCAAGCACCATATCGCATCGTCCAGCCCATTGCTGTCCAGCACGGTCAGCAGCGGCAACGGCTCATCGTCCGCCTCCGTCTTGCCGAGATGCTTCAGCAGCTTCTGCCACCCATTGAAGCACGGGCCGTGCTCGCGGATCTTGTTCAGCGTCGTGCAGATCATGGCAGCTCCCCCGCCAGCGCCGCCAGCTCGCCCAGCAGCTCGCCGATGCGCGCCTCGGTCGCATACAGGTCGGCGCGCAACTGGCTCGCGCGCACGCGCAGATGCGCCAGCTCGTTGCGAATCTGCACCAGCCGCTCGGCACGCTCGAATACCGGGTCCGCATCGCGGTACGGCGGCTCGGCCTCGATCTCGCGCATGGCGCGCAGCCACGGCGCGGTGTGCTCGTTGGTGATCATGTCAGCCTCGATGACTCGGACGTCGGCACGGCGATCTTGTGCGCATGCCCAAGATGCGCAATCGCATACGGCAGCGGCGGCTCCGTCTTGTAGTGGTCCTTGTACGCCACCTCGTGGTAGTGCGCCAGGAACAGCTTCACCGCATACCGCTTGGCACGCGCATGGATATGCGCTGGCGGCAGGCGGCCCGCCTCGTAGTGCTTCTTCGCGTCCGTCTCGTTGCGGAACTTCTTCTTGGCCAGCATCGCCTTGGCCTGCTCCGCGTACTCGCCCGCCTCGTTGCGGCGCGTCTCCAGCTCCTTGCGCTGCGCGTAGACGTGCCCGTAGAACGCATCCTCGGCGTTGCACACCTTCACGAACGACTCGCCGATCTTCCAGCACAGCGTCTTGAGCGATGCGTTCCAGGGCCGCTTCTGGCCCTTGTCCCACGTCACCGTCGGGTCGAGACCCGCAAAGCGCCAGATGTGCCCGACCGTCGGGGCTTTGGTGATGTCGATGTGCGCCAGCAGACCGGCGGTGATGACCGGGCCGATGCCCTTGACGCTCATCGCCCATTCGCCGACCGGCTTGGACTCGGCGTACTTGCCGAGTGCGCGCTTGATCTGCCCTTCGAGCGCTTCGTCCTGCGCCGCCAGCCACGCGAGCACGTCGTGCGGCTCATTGGACTCCGTCAAGGCCCGCACCTGCGCGTGCGTGCGGATGCGGTTCTCCTGCATCGCGTAGTACGCGTCGACCAGAAAGCGCGCCTCGCCTGCGCTCAAGGTGCGCGCCGCGTTCGCAAGGTCCTTCGTCAGTCGTGCAATCGGTTCAAGTGTATCCATTGATTTCTCCTTGGTTGATCCGTCGGTTGTGTCAGATGTTGCTGTCGCTGGTTGTGGGTCGATCTCGCTTATTGGTTCTCTCCGCGAATATGTCTCGATCATCAATATTGGTTCTCTCGCGCACAATGTCTCGATCTTTCGGCGTGGTTCTCTCCACATATATGTCTCGATCGCTATTTTTGGTTCACTCCCGCCTCCTGTCTCGATCCGCGAGTATGGTTCTCTCGCATCGCGTGTCTCGATCCCAGACGATGGTTCTCTCGGCAATCATGTCTAGATCGCCACGGTTGGTTCTCTCTTGCCACATGTCTCGATCTGCTTGAGTGGTTCTCTCGTCGCAAGTGTCTCGATCCCGCGCGATGGTTCTCTCTCCGAATGTGTCTCGATCGCGCTCAATGGTTCTCTCCGGTCCCGTGTCTCGATCGGCGATCATGGTTCTCTCGGCCGCCGTGTCTCGATCTTCCCACCTGGTTCTCTCGCGTTTCCTGTCTCGATCCGCGAATGTGGTTCTCTCTCGCCGAATGTCTCGATCACAGTGCCTGGTTCACTCTGGCCACTTGTCTCGATCCACATCATTGGTTCTCTCCGGCGAAGTGTCTCGATCTTCCGTCATGGTTCTCTCGGCCTTTTTGTCTCGATCTTCTGGCATGGTTCTCTCAAGCTTAATGTCTCGATCTCACCGATTGGTTCTCTCCACAGAAATGTCTCGATCCCAACAACTGGTTCACTCCCGCTGCCTGTCTCAATCCGCGTGCTTGGTGCCCTCGATACTCCTGTCTCGATCACCAGATCTGGTTCTCTCGCATTTCGTGTCTCGATCCGGGCCATTGGTTCTCTCGCATGTCTTGTCTCGATCAATCGCTACGGTTCACTCCCACCGCCTGTCTCGATCGACGAACTTGGTTCTCTCGCGCGTCATGTCTCAATCCCCCATCACGTGTAGTCCGCACCCAGCTCCCGCTCCATCTCCGTCTCGACCAGCGTCCACTGCTCGATCGTCAGCCCGGATCGATCCAGCAGCCCGTACAGCCGATCCACATCCCCCTGACTCAGCGGGTTCACTCCAGCAGCGATCAAGTCTTCGCGGGCCTGCTTCTCCGCAGCCGCCAGCGCGTCCTCCTTCGCACAGTGCGCCTTCCAGCACCCATCCACGTGCGTCAGCGCCGCGCTCAGGTCGTCCTGCAACAGCGTCAGTCCGGCATACTCCGCCTGCTTGATCGCCTCGATGATGCACAGCTCCGCGTGCGCCGCCGCCGGCATGTGGTAGTCGTGCAGCGCCTGGTTCGCCTCCGCCCAGTGCAGCGCCAGCGCGCCCAGCTCAACAGCACTGCTCATGGCGTCACCTTCGCCAACCCGATGGCCGCGCGACCGGCGTCGGTCAGCGTGTAAAAGCCGTCATCGCTTTTGACGTACCCGCGCCTTTCGAGCGCGTCGAGCGCTCGTCCTACGTCTAGGTATTTCATGCGCGTTCTCCATACAATCGGCCAGAATTCGTTGCCCTCTTCGCCGATGCACTGCAGCACGCACAGGCCGGCGCGCGATGGTGTGGCGGCGCTCATGGCCGCACCATGCGCTGGGCTTCGGCGAGCACTTCGGCTTCAACCTCGAGTTCGTCGCAGCCAGGGGTCAGTCGATCCGCCGCGACGACCTGAACCGCGCGCCCGCGCATCGCCTGTAGCAATCCGACCATTTCCCAGCTCGCATTGCCGGCAATGGCGTCGCGTTCGTACCCGCGCGCAAGTTCCACGATCATGGTGCCGAGCGCGGCAAGGTCCGCCGCGACGACCTGCTGTACAGCGTTCTGTGGTGTCATCGTCCCTCTCCTCTGTGGCTCACCGCGAGCCAGTGATGACACTGTTCCACGTCGCTAATGACGCGTCAAGCATGACGTGACGCCATCGTCATCATCGACCGCTATGCGGATAACACACCCCCCCATCATGCGCCCGCCACGCGACCGCCAGGCGGTCATTTCGGCCATACACGCGACTACTACGCGGTCATCACGGCCATACGCGCGACCACCAGGCGGTCATTTTCGGGCCCAAAACTCGATTTCGCACCCAGCACAACCGAAACGCGACCACCACGCGGTCATAAACGCGACCACCACGCGGTCATTTCGGCCACAACGCGACCACCACGTGGTCATTGCGACCATGCGCGCGACCACCACGCGGTCATTTCACGCCTCAACGACGCGATGTCGCACGCAGCACCGCCAAAAACGCGACCACCAGGCGGTCATCTAGGCCAAAACGCGACCACTAGGCGGTCATCGACGTCCCGCAACACCCGCCAACGACCCACCCAGCACCAAAAATTCCTTACACCTGCTCCCCACCTCGACTCCCGCGCAAAACACCCTCCATCCGTTCGCGCGACTACCCTAACACCACAGTGTAAGAAACGTAATAAGTGTAAGAGCGCATCAAATACAGCCAATCCCGCGCCTGGCACAACTGGCACACAACTCAGAAAAAACCCCAACGCGCCCAACAGCCACGCCAACCGCGCCTTACGCTTCCTTACGCCTTACACGGACTTACGCCCTTCCCCTTATATTATTTATTTTCCTACTATACACCCTATATACCTCCTATATAAATTATATACTCTATATATAGAGTAATAAATGTAATAAGTGTAAGAACCCTATAAATACCGGTGATTGAACCCCTTACACTTGCCTTACACTTCGATACCCTGGTGTAAGGCATTACCACCCCAACCAACACTCACACCACCGCGATCGAAACCCCCGCCTAACCGCGCCTGAAGCCATTACAGCCGCTCTGCAACACTGCCGCTACATAGGACAGCCCCCCCACTACCGCCCGCCATACGGCCCACAGGCATTGCATCCACACACCCACTCGTGTATATCCCCCAGCCATGACACAGGACCAACCGCCTAACGCGCCCACACCCGCCTCCGCGCGCGCACGCCGCGGCCGCCGCTCCACACCCGGCACATTCACCCCGGAAAAGAAATCCGAATTCATCGACCTCTACTGCACCGGCCTGTCGGTCCGCGAATGCGCCAACCGCGTCGGCGTCAGCACCGTCACCGTCTTCAACCACATCCGGTCCGACGCCGACTTCGCCGCCCGCTACCGCCAAGCCATGGAAATCAACACCGACCACCTCGAAGACCACCTGTTCCGCATGGCGACGCAGAAAATGCCCGGCAACATCCTGGCCGTGTTCGGCGTCCTGAAAGCTCGCCGCCCCGACAAGTGGCGCGAGTCGGCACGGGTCGAACACACCGGCAAGATCGAGTTCACTCGTCCCGAAGACCTCGAAGCGGCGCGCCAACGGGCCCGCCACCGCGGCTTGGAGGCTCTGAACTGATTGACGCAGCCCGTCGCGAGGCGCTCCCTCGAGCAGCAACTCGCTGAGGACATCGCTTCCTTCGAGTTCGACCCGGAAGGCTTCGTGTGGTACGCCTTCCCGTGGGGCGTGCCCGGCACCGTGCTCGCCAAAAAGCGCCCTCGCGCCTGGTTCATCGCCCTGTGCCGGCGCATCCGCGAAAAGCTGCTCGAGAACGGCAAGAACAACGTCTGGAAGGTCGTCCAAGAAGCCGTTGCCTCCGGCCACGGCATCGGCAAGTCCGCCGCCATGGCCCAGCTCGCCCTGTGGGCCCTCTCCACGCACGAGAAGACGCGCGGCGTGATCACCGCCAACACCGACACCCAGTTGCGCACCAAGACATGGCCGGAACTCGCCAAGTGGCACAACCTCTGCATCACGCGCCACTGGTTCACCTGCACGGCGACCGCGATCTACCACACCGGCGACCAGAAGGAATGGCGCATCGACGCCGTCCCCTGGAGCGAGCACAACACCGAAGCCTTCGCGGGCCTGCACAACGAAGGCCGGCGGCTGTTCCTCGGCATGGACGAAGCCTCCGGCATCGCCGACTCCGTCTGGGAAACCGCAGAAGGTGCGATGACCGACGCCGAAACCCAGATCCTGTGGCTCGCCTTCGGCAACCCGACCCGTGCAACCGGACGCTTCCGCCAGTGCTTCACCAAGTTCCGCGAGCTGTGGGGCGTCGCCAACATCGACTCCCGCACCGTCGAAGGCATCAACCTGGACCGCATCGCACGCTGGGAACGCCTCTACGGGCCCAACTCCCAATTCTTCAACGTGCGCGTGCGCGGCCAGTTCGTCGAGGCAGATGCCGACCAGCTCATCCCCCTGGAGTGGATCGCCAACGCGCGACTGCGCGGCCATCACGCAACCCCTGACGGCTCCATCCCTCGCCGCCGCATCAGCGCCGACATCGCCGGCGGCGGCGCGGACGACACCGTCATCACCTCCATGATCCACTACGACTCGTTCCGCCTCGCCGTCAAACAGACTAAGCACAGCT